ACAGGGAAGACATGTATAACGGCTTTGATGCTATGGTATTACCAAGACGATATGCAGGACTATGTTTGCCAATGAATGAGGCTTTGCTTTCTGGTCTTCCCGTTTTTATGACAAATGTTTCACCCAATAATCAGATCTTGCCACAAGATTGGTTGGTTGAATCAGACTCTATAGGAACTATTAGAACAAAAGTTAGGATTAATTTGTTTGAAGCAAATAATGTTTTATTAGCACAAACAATTGATAAGTATATGTCTATCAATGATAAAACTAATTATAAGCAACAGGCCTATGATTTAGGGTTTAACAACTTTGCACCAACAATACTTAAAAATAAATACCTAGAACTTATTTCTCAAACTTAGTTTTTTTATCAAACTTAAATTTAAGTATTTTATTAAATATATTATTAAATGAACTGTCTGCACTAGACAAATAAGTATGATTATCTATGTTTAAATTATAAGACTTAAGAACCAATGGTCCAGAACTGTAAACTTTAACGTCATCCATTTGTGTGCCACCGACATCAAATTTGTTTCCATATATAGATCTCCATAAAAATTGATCTAAAAGTTCTAAGACTATCTTTAATTTTTCTTTTTCCATAATCATTGGTACGTGAAGTTCATAATCTAATGGGTTTTCAAATCCCAAGGCTTTAAGTTTTTTGTATGTGCCTGAAAGTTTTCTAGTGTACTGAGAATTACCGTTTAATTTTTGATATAGATTTATTTTATCTAATAGGAAGCCACTATGAAAATTTTCTATCTTATTTATTTTTTTAATAATATAAAAGTCATCATTCATTAAAACAAATGATTGTGATATTTCTTCTGAAAAACAAATTGTTTCTAAATTTTTTACAGCATTTTTATATTTTGATTCTTTTTGTTCTACCTTTATGTAGTTGCCTACATACCAATCAGGCTTACCACCAACCACCCATATGTTTGAATCTGGAAAACTTTCAACAACAGATCTAATAGAATACTTTAACTCTTCGTTAATGCCTTCTTTACATATGTATACAAAGTCCATAATTCCCCCGCTATAAAAAATAAAGAGGGCAAGTGTTTAATTTTGCCCCCTTTATCAAAAACAAACTACTTTTTCTTAGCAGCCTTCTTTTTTGCTGGAGCCTTCTTAGCAGGTACAATCTTGCTAAGTGCATCCGAAATTGCACCTGTATCTGGCAATACGCCAAATGCTTTGTCATTTGGATTTAACGCTCTCAATGCAACGGGCGCTATAGCAGCAACTAGTGCAGCCCATAGATCTTTTGGATCTGTTACGCCAGCCATATAAAGTGCAAACACTGCGCCAAGGACAGATCGTCCGTATGATGCAAGCATTGCCTTTGTCTTATCGTTTAGTAAGTTATTCATTATTCCTCCTAGGATATAATTTGTGTTAGTGTTTTATAGCCAATCCATAGACCAATAATTCCTGCGACTCCCGCAAAAACTGGTGGTGCTGGTACTGGCAATTTGAATGCAGCGAACACGACACCACATCCAAAACCTGTAATAATTGATAGTGTTATTTCTTTCATTAGTTGTATTCTTTTCTTGACCAAATTTGTTTTTTATATCCGTCGCTTATAAATCTGCGAACAGAATACCAAGCCTTTTTATTATATGATTCATCATACTTACTTTGTTCAGAATTCCAAGTATCTCTTTTAATAAATAGCATTTGATATATTGGAGTCCCTGCTGGTATTAATCCAGAAAAACCTTTTTTAAGTACAAACGGTATTGGGCCAGTTAGTGGCCAACCATCTGTATCAATAATTCCATTATGCGTTATAAATGGTAGATCAAACCTATTTGCTGGATGAAAGTAAAAAGTGCTGTAGCCAGGAGGAGTTTTTGGTTCCCAAAAGGTGTTCCAATGAAATTCTGTTTTATAGTATCCAGGAAAGTGTGGCATAGAGTTTGATGATCTGGTGTCTTCTCTTCTTGTAGACAATGGTCTAAAATCACCACCCCATCTATAATTAATTACTGGATCATCCTCTTCTGTATTGCAATCAATATACACATCACATGGAAGTTCTTGTGTATACCCAGAAGTTAAAGAGTCTATAAATGGCATACACTTTTTTGCAGTATGGTCACTTCCAAGCCCATCAATAGTTTTTACCTCAATTGGCATACTTTTAAACCAATCTGGGATATATTTTTTGCTTGATTGTGGTCTTGGAATACAAATCTCAGTGTCTTTATCTTTTGGTATAAATAATACCTTGTTGCTTTTTAATTTCATTTAGTATTGTTTTCTGGTAAAAGTGCTAAAAGTTTCTCAGAATAGTTGTCCAAACCTTTATCTTTTAGTTCTTCTGAAACCTCTTTGATTGTTTTTTGTGACTGCTCAATATACTCAAAAGCCCAATCCCTAGAATCAGAAAGGAATTTAATAAAGTTTTCTTTATGAACTGAGTCAGCAGACATACCCATGCTGTTTTTTATTTGGGAGGTTAATTCTTCAAGTGCCTTGTTTTTTATAAAAAGTTCAGCCATTAAAAGATTAGATTTTTTTAGTTTGTCAAAGGTAGCCCAATAGGCTATGCCAAAAGAAAAAGACAGGGTAGCAAAAAATATAACAAGCGTCATTTCCATAATAACTATTGTACTCTATCTCTAACGGCATGAGTTGCCCAATAGTATAAACATTTATCACAACAAGGTTTGTTATATTCACTAATAGTATCCTTATAGAACTCAGCATAGTAAATAGGATCTTTACGATAAAGATTGGCTCTATGGGTAATATTGACACGATTTACATGAGATGGCTTACTCCAGACTGGCTTATCAGTACCCCACAGATGCCTAGAAACGGCCTCTAGAGCCTCTATATTAGCCTCATTGCCATCTGTCCTAATGCCCCTAAGCCTAGCCTCTTTAATCATGGCATTTGTATATGTGCGTAATGACTTTTCAGCATTTTTCCACATAAGTACTGCTGGATGGTTGCGCCAAGCACCAGAAGGTGATTTGCCAGATAGCACCTTTAGTATTTGATAAGATTCTAATATCTGTTTATTTAATCTTTTATTATCTAACATTTCTGCACATTGATCGTAATCTTTGTATGGTAGAAAGGTTTGCATTAGTCCTCTTCTACATCAAAAATATCTAAGTCAGATATTCTTTTTAGATTGGATGCTGCCCAAAGCGTTACGGCAGTTAAGAAGGATAAGGTTATTAGTATTAATATTTTTGTTTTCTTTTTCATATTGCTATCATTGCTCCACATCTTGTACAGGCGTTATAACTTTTCCCAGTAAAGGGACATGCTCCAGCAGTAACCAAGATATGACTTTTAACCTTACAAACAATAATTTTGAATAGTTGTTTAATCATTTAAGTGCCTCTCTTGTTACCAAAACAATTGCTCCACAATCTTCTAATGCTTTTTTAAGTTTTACAACATATTGAAGTGCTGATATTTTATCATCATGTCCCATGCGTAAAAACTTTTTCTCATCTAATTTTACCGTAAGGAAGTGATCGTTGTCAATAATTTCTATTCCAAATCCTTTAGGTGGTTTAATGTTATGAACAATTCTACGCATTTGATCCGTATACATTATTTTCTTCCCCATTGAATATAATTCCAACCACGTTCATGTGCGTAATAAATAAATATTTTAACAACAGTTTCCCAAAAAGCAATTGTTATAGATAGAGAAACATTTTTTGTAATAACATAAGCAACAACAACAGAGGATAGTGTTCCCCAAATACGATAACTTAGTGCTTTAACAAATGATCTAGTCTTCGTTACTTTCATGATCTATGTCCTCTTCAAACATGCTTTTAACAAATCTATCCTCTGCGTCTGCAATTCCATGTCCAACATTAGATGCCCAATTCACGACGTTTTTCAGTAGCCGAAATAGCATGAATGTCTGCCCCCAAATCTACTTGTTCAATCTTATACCCTACATCTCTGCCATATACGATGTTAGTGATGTTTGGCAAACGCAATACCATTGCATCTTTCATAAACTCATCCTTAGCAATATAACCCTTTACTTCATCAAATGTAAGTGGATCTTTTTCGCTAGTATTATGTGTATTACGTACTCCAAGTAGTACTTGGTTTGTTCTCATTCCAGCCTGTAAATACAAAGCATGATGACCTTCATGCCATGGTTGATAGCGACCAAGCATAAGTGTTGTTGGTGCAGACCAATCATGTAATTCAAACAAAGAAATAATTAAACTTGCTTTTTCGTATGGATTTTTTTCATGATCAGAAAACATAAAGTCAAACTTTTTCGGTGCTGTAAATATTTTATTTGTGTCTTCAAATCTACCCCTTTGAATTGTATCCATAAAAATTAAAATGTCTGGCTTGCCAAATGCTTCTCTTGTAGCATCTGTTGGACAGACAAAATCTACAATTACTGGAGCGACTCCCTGTTTAGCAATAAGTCTAGCCATCTCACCCATGCGTCGTGCTTGCTCTATGCGATCTTCAGCGGTAAAACCAAGATCAGAGTTTACTGTAGCACGTACCTCATCTGCATTAAGATGAATCGCATTAATGCGTTCTTTTAATGTTTTTGCTAGTTCTGTTTTCCCAGATCCTGGAAGTCCTATAATTTGTATAATCAAAACATTACTCCATTGTTAATGATTGCCATGTTTCAGACCAATCTTTTTTAGTTTTGTGTTTATTAAACTCTCTTGAAACTTCTCCACCCTCTAAATAAACCCCACCCCAAACGCCCCATTCTTTTCCAGAGACGCCATTGGCAAAGCATATTTTTTTAACTGGACATTGCTTACAAAGTGCATCAACATTATATCTAGAATCTTCTTGATCTTCATATTTATCAAAATAAATATTTGTTTCAAGCCCTAAACATACGGCTTCATCTTTCCACAAATGCTGCTTCAAGATTAATCCTTATACTTATTTGGTATATCCCAACCATTACGACCAGGTTTATAAGTTCTATGCAAATACCATTTATCTTTTACTCTAATACCTACTGGAGAAGTTCTTGCTATTTCTGATTCTTTTAAATCAATAACATCCCAGCCACGCCAAATCAAGTTTTGATTTTTGTTTACAATTTTTTCCATTGTATTTAAACTTCTAATAATCATTTTATTCTCCTAATATCTAAAAAGACCAACATCAATATTGTTTGCTTCTGCAACTAAAACCAATTTTGACTTTGGTTCTTTTGGACGACTTAAAAAAGCAAAATAATTAATTTGATTTATATTTTCACTTAACCATGCTGGGGCTGCATTATAAAATTTAATTTTTTTACCTCGTGCTTTCATTCCACGTTCTGATAGATTAGAAAACTCTGAAACGAAATGATTTATTCTTGATGGACCAACAGAATAAATAATGAATTCATTATCTCCATTTTTCATTCCAGATAGGGCAACACTCATAGCACGTAAAAATACGTTGTAGTCGTTAAACTCTTTTGTTCCCTGAACTGCCACTATCATTTGGTCCTACCCCTTGTTTTAAGTCATCAAGTATTGATAACATTTTGTCTAATTCTTTTGCTGGCATACCTTCAACATCTAATGGTTTTATTGTTTCTTCATCTACCCTGCCGTTTATAGCATTTGCAGTATAAAAAACATTATCCAATATCCAATATGCTTTTCCTTCAGTTATTACTACCCTAAGCATATTTTTTTGAATATGTTTTTGAGACTGCGTTATAACTTTAGGCTTATCAAACGTTTGTTTTGGAATAACATCTTTAACCATTTCATAAATAGAACTTTGTCTATATTTATGTTTGCCTAAAAATATCATACTTCTTTTATTTGATATTTTAATTATAGACCAAGAACACAGCAATGTCAAGCCTATAATTAATAAATATTCCATTTTATTTAGTTTTTTTCTCTGGTCCCTTGGCTAAACTTAAAACCATAGAATTAAGTTTATTAACCTCAAGTTGTAATTTTAATAACTCTAACTCTGTATCAGATAGTTTTTGTTTATAAAATGTTAACAACTGGATCAATTCATTTTTTTCTAAATTATCCATATATCCCCCTTTATTTTTTTAAATCAAAGGCAGTTCCCTGCCAAATTTTTTCTACCTTTTTCTTTTCTCTTTCTACAATTGCACGACTCCATGAGAACCCTGCATCTCCTCCCCAAGCATCCCACATAATTCTTCCGTTAGAAGGAAATTCTGGACCATCAAAAAACCCTTTACCTTTTTTATCTACTTCGTGACGAGAAAAAAAAGAAAACATTCTTTTAACAACACTAAGAGACATTGCTCTACCAGCAACTATGTCTGTTGCTCTACCCCAACCAACTGGAGTTCCAGCACCTGTTGCTTTGCCATCTGCTTTCCACTTTAATGCACGACGAGCAGCAGCCTTCATGCCAGAATTAGGAGCGTATGTATCGGCCATGCTCTTTTACCTTATTCTTTTCATATGATTTGCCCCAAAAAAATGATGCAATCATTAATAATCCTATTGCTAATGAATGCAAAAAATAAAATGTACTCACTTTTTACCCCGCTTTTTTTCTTGTTTTATAGCACGTTTTTCTTTAAGAGTCATCTTTGGCTCTTTCTTTTTATTAGCATTGCCCTTTTGTTCTTTATTAGCCATTGCTTACCACCTTCTTCTGCTTTTGTTTATATGGACCTAAGTCCGCTTTAATGCTGCCGTCTTTTCTTAAACGAACAATTCTGCCATCTTTAATTTGCATTGGATTAAATCCATGAGTTGAGTAATAAGAAGCAGATGATCTATTAGCCATTATTTTTAAACGGATTTAAATCAAATATTGATCCGCTCCAACTTTCTGTATTTTTATTTATATTGTTTGATTCATTAAATAATTCTTTTACCCTTGTTGGTTTGTCTACATTTTTTGCAAAATTTTCAAACAAAGATTTTTTAGTTGATCTTGGATGACCTTTTGGAAATAGGTCTAAGTCAAATGGTTTTCTTGGAAATCTACCACGCAGTCCAGCCATAAAAGCATTTACTCTACCCATAGCCCATTGCTCTGCACTAGACACGCTTCCACGAACTGAAGATGGATTACTTCTGTATGCGCCAATACCACGGTTATACACTTGCCTTAAAGTTCCTACCGTAATCTTTTTATCGCCTTCTTTTCCTTTGTTATAATTTTCAACTAACTCTCTTAGTTTTGACTCAGAAACCTTTTCCATGGTTTCTTCTATATCATACATTTTTTCATTATCAATTGGTTCAGATGAAACTCTTAAAGAACTAAAAGGTTTTGCAACACGCCTATCTGTTCTTGTTCTTTTACCGTTTTCATTTGTAGCATAAACTCTTACAACTGCTACTGGATTATCTGATGAAGCCTCTACAGTTTCGTTTGTGCCAGGAAGGGTAACTTTACCAGAACGCTCTACTCTTTCTACAACTCCGTGAGCAGATTCTGTTTTGTCTGGAGGTTTTGGAACTGCAAATAAAACATGATCTCCAACAGAAACACTTTTTGCTTTTTCTATTTCTTGCAATTTACCAATTGGAACACAGTTAGGAACCATGCGTCCACCTTTTTCTTTCATGCCCCGCTGTTCATATCCAACCCAACAAGCCTTAGCCATGTTGTCCCATTTATCTTCTTCTTCATTATCTGAATTATATGATTTCATTGTTTCTTCTGCATCCATCTGATGTGTTTCAATATCTATTTTTT